GAATGCTAGGTTTGATACAGCGATTTTTGAAACGTAATCTGCTGCGTTGCCTAGTGATGATGCTGTGTTTGTTAGCTCAACGTAACCGTAGCGTGTCATGAATGATACTACTGGCTCGAATGATGCTGGATCAACAACAACGCCTGATGACATTAGTGGTACATATGGGCAATAGAATGCTGCTGCATCGATTTCGCCTTGGCCTTTGTAGCCGATTAGTACTGGTGCTGTGTCTGCTGCATATGTGTTTACATAGATGCGCATTGTACCATTTAGAGTACCAACGAATTTTGTATTTGTTGGTGCTTCGAATGTACCTTCTGTTGTACGTGCAAATGCTGATGTAGTTGCTGACTGTAGCACTGTTAGTGCTGCTGGTGATACAACTGCCCAGTTTGCTGCACCGCGGCGTGTGCGCTGTGCTACTAGGTTTGCTTGCTGGTTGATTAGCGTTGCTAGAACGGCATGCTTATCACCAACAAATGTTGGTGTACCTGTGAACGACTGTGACATGTCAAATGCTGCGCCTTGTGTCGCAAGATTTTCTAGTGAACCTAGAACTTCTTGATCGATTTCAGCAGTGATTTCCATAGCAAGTGCTGCCATGATTTCTGCTTCGATGTCTAGACCGTGCATTGCATTTGCGTCTTGTGCCGCTTCGAATGTCCAACGTGCTGATAGTTTGCGTGTTTTTGCTTCTACTGTCTGCTTTAGGACTTGGATTGACATACGGTTGCCCGCTGTGCCTTCCATTGATGCTGTTGCTGCTGGTGCGCCGTTTGCGTCACCTGAGTAGTTCTTTGCAATATCAAATGGTGATAGTGCTTCCGCGCCTGCTGTTACGCCTGCTGCTGTGTCTGAATAACGAACACGTAGCGTGTGGATTTGACCTACTGGACCTGTCATTGGCTGAACACCAATGATTTCGTTTGCAATAACTGTTGGCATAACGCGGCGGATAACTGGTAGGATCACTTTGTTTAGTGTCGCAATGTTACCTGACTGTGTTGCGCCTGCTGTTGCTGACTCGTTAAGAGCAACTTTTGTATTTTCTAGAACTGATGACATTACGTCACGCTTTGTTCCTTCTAGACCTTCTAGAAGTGCTTCACGTGTTGTGTCCCAGTTGTTACCTTCAAAAAGATTATCCATCTCTTTATCTCCTGTAATAAGTGTTTATAGTCCTGCTAATTTCTTTAGCACAACAATATTAGCATCGTCACTTGATGGCGCTTGTGTATCAACAGATACTCCACGGTCACCAGTATGTTCTGTAACTTTGCTTTCAGTTAGGGTTGTTTTTGTTTCTGCTTGCGCAGTAACATTTTCATTTAAAACTGCTGGTAGATACTTCTTAAAAGCAGCCTTTAGTTTTGAAGTTTTTACTGATTCTAATAAGTCAGACATTACTCTGCGTTTCTCGCCTGCTAATGGTGCTAATAGAGAATCCATCTCAGTCTTACGAGACATACGATCTTCCATTACACGCTGCTTGCGTGATGCTTCAGTAATAGCTGCTTCTTTATCAGCAATCATTTCTTCTAGTTCTGCAACTTTTTGCGCAGATTCGTTTAGTTTACCGTTCATTTTTGCTACTTCAGTGCCCTCATTTAATTGTGATGACATGAATTCGCCAGCAAATGCTTCAAACAACTTACGACCAAATTCATTTTCTTTGGCTGCAGTAATGTCTTCTTTAAGTGCTGTTAGTTCTGAACGTAGAGCATTAGAAATTGTACTTTCTACTAACTCTGCTGAACGTTTAACAAATGACTCTTTTGTTTTCAAAAGTAGTTCTTTGCCTTCTGCTACCATGCGTACTTTAGTTTCTACTAATTCACGCTTGTCATTGTGGAACTCTGCTAATTCACGTGCAAGTTGTTTTGTAACAAACTCTTTAGTTTTATCTAAATTTTCTGCTACTTTTGTACGATCATCACGTAGTTCTTTGACTTCGGTTGCAAGTTGAGAAGTAATGAATTTTTCAAGGATTTTAGCGTGTTCAGAAATTGCTTTCTTATACTTAACTCGTTCTGCGATTAGAGTTTCGCGATCTTCTTTAAATTCTTCCATTTCAGCACGGATTGCTGTTTCCAACATATTATCCATTGCTTCAACGATAACACCTTTATCGTGTTCGAATTTCTGTGCGAATTCTTCACGCAACTCGGCTGTAATTTCCTCTCTTGCTTCATTTAGTTTTGCTTCCATAGCCTCAGTAATAGCGGCACCAGCCTCTTCGGATAGTACGCCGGACTCTAGAAGGTTAGCAAGGATTTCGTTTGCCATTGTTGCTTCTCCTGTTAAAGTTTCAATTCACGAATGAATTTAACAATTTGTTCTGATAAGTGCTGTTGCGCAGCCTTATCACTGTGTGCATGTTGTGCGAGTTTCCAAGCTTGGTAACCGCCTTTCATGTTCATCAATCCCTCGTAGATCGCCTTCGGGTACGCCTCAGGTGCACTCGGTTGCGCTACGATATCTACTGTGACAATTTCGAAGTTTTTCACATTTCCACTGTTATCAACTTCACCAGAACCTCTTGATGAGACACCCAAAGTAGCGCCTGATTCGATTAATGTTCTAATGATGTTACCCATGGGTGTAGGAACAATTTTCAATTTGCCATAGCCGTTGGGACCATCCATCCACATATTCTCAATCATATGAGATACACGGTCAACATTTACTGTTAACTCTGGTGGGTGGTCACATTCTCCAAGAACTGGAAAGCCTTCAGAAATTTTCTTCTGGACACTTTCCACTGCTCTTGAGATTTCAGAAACTGGATAAACACGTTGGTTAGCATTTTTAACGCCGCCTTGGACGAAAATGCCTTCCATGAACATACTCTTTTCACCATTATCATTCTCAACGATGCGTGATTGTACACCCGCTTGATTATGAGATAGCGTTTCAATAAGTATTGTCATTGTATTTCTCCTGATCTCTGTGGATTACTTTGCAGGTTTCATTGCCGGTGCAGATTTATTACCTGACACGTTAACGTTGCCTGTATTCATATCTTTTGCTGCTTCACCTGTGCCGCCTGATGTGTTACCATCATTGGTTTTTACTGGTGCTGCATTTGAATCATCGCCTGGACGCTTTGCGTTTGCATTGACTGTTGATGCTACACTGTCGCCATCATCACCTTCTGATGCTGATACTGGTGTGACATATTCGTTCAACTCTTCATCGTCTACTGACTCTTCTAAGTCTTCATCGTCTGATTCTTCTAGTTCTAATTCGAATGATTCATCCATGTCTTCATCTGAATCATCTTCCATGTCCATATCCATGTCCATGTCATCTTCTTCATCTGAGTCATCGCCTGCCATAATTTTTTCAAATTCTGCTTCAAGGTCTGCTAATGCACCCTCTAGATCATCAACACGTGATTCAACATCGTCATCTGAGCCTGCATCATCATCACCCATTTCTAGATCATCTAATGCTTCGTCGTCATCCATTTCATCTTCGTCATAAAATTCTTCAGATTCAATTTCTTCTGCATCTGATTCAATTTCCGAAGTTACATCGTCATCTTCTTCAAACGATTCGTCTAGTTCTTCTTCAGACTCGTCTAGGTCCTCAAGGTCTTCTTCTACAACTTCATCACTTTCGTTCAAAAGTTCCTCGTGGATTTGACGAGCATTTTCTACGATAAAATCATGTAGTAGCTCTTCTGCTGCTGCACGTTCTTCGTTGATAAGAAGTTCTAGGACTTGTTCTAGTTTGCTTCTTGACATATTAAGTCTCCTTATCTTAAATTAAGCCACGCCAAAATAATAGTGGCAAGGTTGTAGAAACACTCCTGTTTCAAAAGTATTTATAACTAAATTTTTTTTTGTTAGGTAAATAGCAAAAAAACGGCTATTTTTAGCCGTTTTTTTGTCGTAGAGATATTTAGTTCACTTCATATAGTTTTAACATACAATATAATTAAATTTTATAGTTCTGGCGTTTCACTGTCAGAAGATCCACCATATTGTGTTTTTATCTGCATAGACTTATGTAATTTCTCATAATTACGATGATCCCGTATCTTTCTAAGTTTAGAAAGTTGTCTTAAAGTCAGCCTAATAGTTCGGGTGTCGCTTAATTTAGCAACAATCGACTTATCTTCTTCTGGTGAATAATTTTCTGTTAGTTCAATATATCTCATAATACTATTTATGCTTCTGTGTCGGTTTCTGCATTTTCTGAGCCATCTATAACCGAACCATCCTCAGTAGTATCATCCAGATCATCAATGTCATCAAAATCATTTTGATTAAAGTCATCTTCCGTCGGAACTGAACCTATATCTTTCATACCAAACCCTGCGTCACCCTTGTCTAAATCATTTTCTTCACGCCACATACGCTCATTTTCTAAGATTTCATCTTTGGATAATCCTAAGAAACGTTCAAGTGCAAATCTCTTACTAATGTAATCAGCACCTTCAATACTAGAAAACACATTCATTGCAACCTGATCAACTTCTGCCTGACGGAATTTGCCAAAGTTTTGAGGATCATTGAATTTTATATTGAATAACGAACTATCAACTTGAACACCACGATGTTTTAAAAACATTTTAAATTCATTATCAAATTCTTCTATAATTAATGCTTGAATTCGTTCACAAAACTTTGTAAATCTAAATTCTTCAATCATTGCAGTGCCTACACGACCATCATTGTAAATACCACTATCTGCACCTTGTCCCATGTATGATGTCGGAACACGCAATCCACGCATCAACTTGTCATTAAAATATTTCAGATCGTCGATCTGTCCTAAGTTCTCTCCACCAGGAAGAGTTTCAACTTTAGACCCACGACC